TGATTGACCTGCCACGAAATAGTGTGGACGCTGCGTGTAATACGTCGCTACGTTGCTTTCCAATTTGTAAGCACGAACCGCTGAAGTGTTTGCGACCAGCATAGGCAAAATCACGGCTTCGCTGGTGTTGATGATTTCGTCCAGGTAAGCGTCATTATAAAGAGAAACGGACACGCCAAGAACTGTGCGCAATTGACTTGCGGTGACGATTGCTGGCATGTCCGTTTCCTTTCGTTCGGCTGCGCGACGTTCGGGAGTGACCGCCGCGCATGATTAGTTTTTAGTCCGTGAAGTTATTGCGGAAAGCACCACCCGCAAGTTTCACTGCCGTTGCACCAAATGAATACACGCCCACTGTGATAGACCCATCAGCAGTTGACTCAGCACGCAATTGATACTGGCTTGACTCGTACCATGTGTACGCGTTTGGATTGACGACGATCAATGAACCGTCAGCAGCTGCTGCTGGTGCAGCAAAATCTGCGTATAGATCAAGACCTGCAACGTTGCCGCGCAATGATGTTGGGTTGATCTGACCGCCCGCGTTCATTGGTTGTGCTGCGTTGTAAATTGGTCGTCCGTTGTCATTCAATGCCATTGCGTTTGCCCACTGGTCTGAACCCATGATGATGTTGCGCGCAAAATCCTGTGTGTTTGAATAAACACTTGCAGCACCGCGTGAAACGTATGAAAGCAACTGTGTTGCAGTTGGAACTGCTGCCAAAGTTGTTCCGTCAATGGTTGCGTTTGCAACTAGCACTGCGTTAACTGAAGCGTTTTGCGCCTTAGCCATTGCAGCAACCATGTTGCGTAGCAATTCGTCGAAGAATAATGGTGAAGACCTTTCAAGAAGCTCGACACTGAATTTTTGTTGTCCCGCAAATTTTTGGACACTCACGCTAAGGAACGCGCTCTCTTGGTCAGTATTTGAAAACGCTGAAGTTTCAGCAGTGACCGCAACTGTTGGCATTGCAGTGATCTTTGGAATTTCAAAAGTCATACCAGCGTCAGGCAATGTGCCACGGCTGATTGCGTCAATGCTTGGGCGAATTGTGTTGCCAAGACCATTGATGATTTCAGTCAGCTGACGTGTTGGCACAAGACCAGCATTGTCAGTTGTTGTTGCGCCATTGTTGGCTGCATGTACATAATCGCGTGCGTCAAGGTCACCCATTGAAGCGCGGATTGTGTTTTCTAGGTACTTCGCAGCGGTTACTTCAATGCGTGGCTTTGTTGTAAAGCCGCCCACCTTTGGTCGCGCTGACGCAGTGATTGTTTCTGCGGCTTCTACCGTCTCGACGGCTTCCGCTTGTGTGACGGTGTTGTCCACTTCGTCTCCTTCTGTTGTTGGTGTGACTTCAGGTTCGATTGTCGAATCTGAAACTTCATTTTCTTCGGCAGTTGTTGCGGCGACTGATTCGACGCGTGCTGATCTGATTGCGGGTTCGCTGGTCAATGCAACGGCAGTCAATTCACCTGAAAGAATTCGCACTGTTCCGTCTTTAAGTGTTTCGTATTCGTCAAATGAAACTTCAACGCTAAAACCGTCGCGCAAACCTTCCTGGGCTTCAACAAGTGCGTCATTGCCCGCAGTTGTTTGTGCAATTTTAAATGTTGCGTCAATTCCTTTGTTATCGGCTGAAAGTCCAATGTCTAAAGTTTTTCCAATCCTGCGGGTACGATCATGTTCCAAATTAAGCAAAACATTTGTTGGCACGACTGAACCAGCGGCGAATTGAATACAACAACGGCGTGCAAGCAACCTATGTTGCCGCACCGCCTGAGTGGGTTAAATGGGAAAAGAACACAGGCAACACCATTTCAAATGCACAGGACAAGATCGGAATTGCAGATTTGGTTTTCCTTGCTTATCACGCCATGAAGCGTGAAGCAGCTGGGAAGCCAGTCAAGCCAATTGAAATCTGGACTGAAACCATTTCTGAAGTGATCGTCGGTGAGGCAAACCCAAAAGTTACCCCGTCGGAAGTCTTAGCAGAATAGTTTGGGAAGTAGCCCTGGCAACGGGGCTACCGCCCAGCGAATTTGAAAGTGCCGAAGACATTCTGACGGTCATTGAAATTTTAGAGAGGCGGAACAATGGCAAATGAGGCGATTAGTTATGACAAAGCCGAATTGCGTGCCATAGCCAAATCTTTTAAGGCAATGGACGAGGAAGCCCTAGAAAAAACAAAACAGACTTCAAACGCATTGGCTGACTTTGTAAATTCAAGAATCAATGAATCCGCAAACCGTGCGCAGGCAATCCCAAAAGTTGCAAGCCGTATTGCTTCAGGCGGTAAAGTTTCCAAAACATCAAAGTTTGGTGAAATCAGCTACGGTTTTGCACGCCAAAAGTTTTCAGGTGGTGGCACAACCCAGGATTTATGGGGCGGTGCTGAATTCGGTTCAAATAAATACAAGCAATTCCCAGTGTGGTCAGGTCGCGAAGGTCGAGGCTCACGCGGCTGGTTCATCTATCCAACACTTAGAAGCGTTCAGCCTGAAATCATCAAACGTTGGGAAACCGCGTTTGCCGACATAACAAAGAAATACAACTAACATGGCAGGTTCACGCACGCTCAAACTTACGATACTTGGTGACGTTGACAATTTAACCAAATCGCTGAAAACGGCTGAAGCGGACACAGACACATTTGGCAACAAAATCAGCGACGTCGGCAAAAAAGTCGGGTTGGCATTTGCTGCCGCTGCTGCTGCCGCTGGGGCTTACGCAATCAAAATTGGCGTGGACGGCGTAAAAGCCGCCCTTGAAGATGAAAAAGCACAAACCCAATTGGCAATTGCGATTAAGGCTGCAACAAATGCAACCGACGAAAACATCAAATCAATTGAAGATCAGATTCTTAAAACATCATTGGCAACTGGTGTCGCTGATGATGAATTGCGCCCAGCATTGTCGCGTTTAGTTTTATCAACAAACGACACACAAAAGGCGACCGATCTACTTAACCTGGCATTGGACGTCAGTGCAGCGACCGGCAAACCGTTGGAATCAGTTACCAACGCATTGGGCAAAGCCTATGACGGCAACACGACTGCATTGGCACGATTGGGAATTGGCTACGGCGCAGCTGAATTGAAGGGTAAAGATTTCAGCGTCGTTGCTGGTGAATTATCTGCACAATTTAGTGGCGCAGCATTAACCAGCGCGCAAACTTATCAAGGACAAATCGACAAATTGAAGGTCGGATTTGATGAAGCAAAAGAATCTTTAGGCGTCGCCCTTTTGCCAATCATTCAAGAATTTATAGGATTTTTAAACGAAACCGCATTGCCAATCGTTTTAAAGGTTGTTGGCGCATTTACTGACAAAAAAAGCGGTTTAAATCAAGGAATTACAACAGTTGTTGACACATTGCAAAAAGTTGCAAAACCAGTGTGGGAAGGTTTTGTCACGGCTTTCGGTTTCATAAAAGAAGCCATTGACCGAAACAAAGAATCATTTGAATCATTTGCTGAAGTAATCAAGGTTGTTGCACCAATCTTGGGAACAGTCATTGGCGGAATTATCAAAGTCATTGGTGGCGTTGCGTCAGTCGTGCTTGATTTAATTGGCAAGGTCGCAGGTGCAATTGCACCAATTCTCAATGCTGCAATCAAGGGAATCAATGCCGTCATCACAGGAATAAATTTGATTAAAGGTGGCACAGACATTCCAAAATTAAAAGAAATTGGCGCAGTGGTTGGTACACCAGGTTTTAGCGGCACAACACCAGGAGGCGAATCATTTGCTGGAACGCTGGTTGTCCCAAAAATAGATACGTCAGGCATTGTGACGGGTAGCGCAATCACGGGTGGTTCAACCGCGGGCACAACCGCAGGCGGTTCAACAGGTGGCGTTTCGACGGCTGCAAAAACCGCAGCGGCAGCAGCAGCGGCAACTTCAAACGTGATCACAGGTTCATTTGGTGCTGGTTCATTTAGAGCAGCTGAGTCCGCTTCAATGACGCCAATAATCAATTTGACCGTCAACGGCGCAATCGATTCTGAAGGTACTGCCCGAACAATCGTTGAAACATTGAATGATTCTTACTACCGCGGCACAGGCGGCGCAACTAGCCTACAAACAGCATGACACAGTGGTCGCCCGTTTGGAAAGTTGAAATTGACGGCGTTGAATACACAACGGCGGTTTTGGCAAATCTTTCAATCACTAGCGGGCGCACAAACATTTATGAGCAGGCGCAGGCGGGTTATGTCAACATTCAACTGATTGACGTGAATCAAACCGCAATCCCCGTTTCAATCAATTCAACCATTTCAGTGCAGGTCAAAGATTCAGCCGCGGCGTTTGTCCCGCTATTTGGTGGCAATGTTGTGGACATTGGTTTGGAAGTGCGTGACGTAGGTTCAACCATGTTCACGCAGACCTATTCGATCACCGCCCTGGGTGCGCTGGCACGTTTGCCAAAAGTTATTTTCACCGACGCGCTTGCCCGTGATTATGACGGCGACCAAATTTATGAAGTTTTGAGCCAGGTGTTATTTGGTCAATGGCAACAAGTGGCAGGTGCGTTGACATGGGCAACCTACCCAGCAACGACGACATGGGCAAATGCTGAAAACAACGGTTTGGGTGAAATTGATCGTCCTGGCAATTATGACCTTGCAGCCCGTGGCAGTGGACAAGACCCAATTGACATTTATTCATTGGTTTCAGCATTGGCAACGTCAGGTTTGGGGTATCTATACGAGGACGCCTACGGGCGCATTGGTTATGCCGATTCAACCCACCGAACCAATTATTTAGCTGCAAACGGCTATGTTGACATTGACGCAAACCATGCCCGTGCTAAGGGGCTGAAAATTGCAACCCGCGCAGGTGACGTACGCAACGCAATTACGATCAAATACGGGGCGACCAGTAGCAGCGACGTCAGCGCAAGCGACGCAAATTCAATTGCCGTTTATGGCAATCTAGCGCAAATAATCACAACAACATTGCATGACGCAACTGACGCCAATAATCAGGCAAATTTCTATTTAGACCTACGCGCCCAACCACAACCAATTTTCAACGCAATTACATTTGACCTGACAAACCCTGAAATTGACGACGCAGACCGTGACGACCTATTGAACGTGTTTATGGGTCAACCAATGTCAATCGTCAATTTGCCGTTGAACATGGCGTCAGGCACGTTTTTGGGATTTGTTGAAGGCTGGTCATTTTCTGCCAGTTACAACCAATTGAGCCTGACCGTTTCACTTTCACCGCTTGCTTACTCATTGCAGGCAATGCGTTGGAATGACGTGCCAGTGACGGAAAAATGGAACACCGTGTCGCCGACATTGACGTGGGAATCTGCCACAATAGTGGCGTAGAAAAGGAGAAAACATGACGAACCCAACCAGCAATTATTCGTTCCAAATGCCGACGGCGACTGACCTTGTCACGGATTTGCCAGCCGATTTTGAAGTTTTTGGTCAAGCCGTTGACACACGTTTGAAGGCATTGAACCCTGAAACAACACTGGGTGACATTTCTTATGCTTCATCAACTGCCAACACAAACACACGTTTGGGCATTGGCACAAATGGTCAGGTTTTGGGTGTTTCAGGCGGTGTGCCAGCATGGGTCACGTCGGCAGATCAAACGCCATTAACAACAAAAGGTGATTTATTTACCTATACAACAGCCGACGCGCGTTTGGGTGTTGGTGCAAATGGAACGGTATTGACGGCAGATTCAGCCGAAGCAACTGGACTGAAGTGGGCAACACCAGCAGCAGCAAGTCAAACCTGGACATTACTTAACACGGGTGGCACATCATTAACAGGTGGCACAGTTACAGTAAGCAGCATTTCGGGAACAA